TTACTTACATTACGTTTAACTACAAGTCCACTCCACCACATTTGTTGTGTAGCTTTAGCATAATTTTCTTTGTGATGCAAGTAACATCCTGCAGATAATCCCATTAATTTTCTACCAGAAGGTACTGCACAAATAGCATAATCAAAAGTATGTATATGACCTACAGTAGAAGATACTTTATTTTTTAATAAAAGAGAACGAGCAACATTGTCACCGCTAATAGGCTTCCCCATGACACCAGTAGGATAATTGTGGCAATAATATATACCATCAACATTGACAGGTTGTTGGTATGGATAAACTTCCCAACCATATTTTTCAAATTTAAAATCATCTGTACTAATTGTACCTTCAAGTTCTGGTATGTCATCTACTGTTCTATCTATCCTATCTTCGTGATTACCAAG